CCGATCTCCGGATCTTTGGCAATGCTGGCGTACTCGCACCAGACCGCGTGCCCGTGCCAGGCCTTGTTCAGCCGCGCCAGCATCCGGTCCCTTTTGACGCCAGGCTTGGCATTGCCCCAGGACTTTAAGCAATCCTCGACCAGTTTCATCTCGCCTGGCGTGTAGTGCCAGGTCGAGGGCGTCGCGATGTTGATCCAAGGCGTGCCGTCTTTCTTGCCGCCGTAGCTGGTCCCTTTCCGCTTCCGCAACTTGACCCGCAGCGTCGAGGGCCAGGACGCATCGACCAAGCCCTCCGCGACGGCAATGTCCGAGATCTCCCGTATCATCGTGTTGATGTTCATGCTGCTTCCTTCATTGTCAGCGGCAACTCTGCCGCACCGTTGATCTCGTAGCTCAGCCGCTCGACCATCGCCTTGACCGGCGCCGGGCTCGTGGGCGCGTTTGTCGCTGCCCACCGCTTGTAGTTGATTGCGACGTTTGTGCTGTCGGCGCTGTCCCAAGCGAAGTCCTTCAACTTGCCCAGGCCCCGCATCATGTGGACGAAAGGCCGCTCGCCCAGGCCCAAGGCCTCGACCGCGCCAATCGCGTCCCATGCTTCCCGCATCCGCTCATAGAACTTGGTGCCGGGCTTGGCGCCCTTCGTGATGTCGAACGCGGCGCAGGATCCGATGGCGACAAAGTTGAACAACCGCGCGGCGTCGATCAACACATCGATGGGCTCGTCCATGTGCCAGACGAACATCAACCGGCCGGTGTATTTCCGTGGCACATATTTCCGGACGGCCTCGGCCGCCATCATCCAATTCGCATCCGGATCGCCGCCGATCACATCGGGGATAACGGCGACCGCGTTCGGGCACCGCTCCATCGCATCGATTGCCCAGGCCCAATATTCCGACCAATCGATTTCGATGCCCCGCTTCCAGGCGCTGAATGCGCCGTTGTCCAGTAACAGGATCTCGTTATCGCCGACCGCTGCGATTGCCCGGTCCAAGTCTCTCGGCTCCGCAAAGGAAACACAGAAAGACTTGCCGTCGAGCTCAGACCACCGGGCCGCCGGAGTGATCGGCGTGCCCAGGATGATCCGCTTGTAACTGCCGGGGATCCGTTTCATCACGCGGCCTCCCGTCCCGTGTAGTCTTTTGCGTAGGCTTCCCGCATGGCCAACCGATCAAATGACTCGTTGGCCGCAGGGACAAAACCAAACGGCAAAACCAACCGCTCGTCGTCACCCTTGCCCCTGATCGTCGGCTTGTAGTCTTCCGGATCTAAGCCCCACGCCTTCACAACAGCGTCGATGGTTTCGATCCAGACGCCGTTAGAGATCCGCCGGTTGTCGAAAATGTATTTGGTATTGAATGAAACCAACCGGCTGCCGGGCGGGACTTCGTTTTCGTAAGCCGGGATCACACCCATGCTGGCCTCGGTGCCCGAGCATTTAGCGACGCCAACCTCGCCGATCGGAGAAATGAACGAGGTCTTGCAATACTCGGAGTCGATCATCCCGTCGAACCCGCCGCCGGAATACTTGTTAGCGACGGCCATCACGGCGTCGCTGGCTGGGCCATCGGTCCAGTTGATCGTGACGCAATCGTATCCGTTTTTCCGGACGCTGAACTTTGTACCAGGGAACGCGGCCTTTAAATCCTTCCGGATCATTTTGGCGACCGCTACCGCGTCGATGTATTCGATAGTCATATCGCGAAACCTCCTTGTTTTTTGTGGGAACAATTAAACAAATAGGGCATACGTTTGGTGTTTGCAAGGGCCTTTGCACATTTTTTTGCACAATTGTTAAATTATTTTGCACGGCGTACCTTCCGTGTGTTGCACAACTGACCATCCGGAACACAAATGTACACGCGGCAGATCCACATCAGACTCGACGACGAAACCTTTGACGCGCTTTACGATGAGGCGGCGCGTGAAGAGCGCAGCATGACCGCGCAATGTCGCAAGATACTGCGCACTAAGCTGATCGACGAACGCCTGGACGAACGCGCGCGGCGCTTCGTTGCTGGTGTGCGCAGTGAGCAGTAGGTCCAAGCGCAAGGGCTCGGGTTATGAGCTCGAGGTCGTGCGCGCGCATCAGGCGCTTGGTGTGCAAGCATCAAAGCAACCACTCAGCGGCGCGCTCGGAGGTAAGTATTCGGGCGATGTGCAAATTGCCGGGCTCATTTGCGAGTGCAAGCGGCGCCGCAAAGGGTTCACTACGCTCTATAAGGCGCTCGAGCAGGGCGGCGGATCGGACGCGCTGTTCGTGCGCGACGACAACCAGGAGACGCTTGTCGTGCTCCCCTGGGAGACCTGGACGCAGATTATTGGCTGGCTGCGCTGGGCGAAACTTTATCCGGCCGAAACAACAATAGAGGAGTGAAACATGAGTGACATATTTTCCGCCGACGGCGGCGTCGATCAGTATCTAAGCTGGAACGCGAAGGACCATTATTTCAGCGTCGCGGGCGAAAGCATCGACCCGACGGAGCTATATCTCGACGCGCAGTCGTTCCGCGCCGGATGGGCGAACCTAGACTCTGATCCCAAGCACTTCGTATATGGTCAGGCGCTTGGCGAAACCCTAGAGCAACCTGGCGACGGGTACAAAAACGCTTGGTATGTCAACGCCTACATTCCCGAGCATGGCGATCTGCGTTTTAGTTGGTTCTCGTGGAGCGTGGTGAACGTCTTCCGGAAGCTGTACAAGCAGATAAAGGACCAGCCCGAGGGCAAGCTGTCGAAGCTCAAGGTCACAAGCGACCTGGTGAAAGACAAGCGCGGCAACGCGGGCCCCGCGCTCGAGTTCGTCGGGTTCGTCGATAAGCCAGGCGATAGCGCACCCGCACCAGCGGCCGCAGCCGACGACGATACCGTATTCTAGTGGACTATTCCGAGCTCATCGGCCCGGTCGTTAAGATCCTCCGAGGCGAGCCTAACCGTGCCATATCAAGCGCGCGCGAACTGCGCTATGGCACGCATGGCTCGCTGTCGGTGGATCTTGAAAAGGGCACCTGGTTCGATCACGAGCTCGGCGAGGGCGGCGGTTGCATTGACTTGATCCTGCACGAGGTGCCCGAGGCGCGCGAGAATGGTGGCGTGTCGCATTGGTTGCGAGAGCAAGGGCTCGAGGGGCCGGAAACACAAGATATAGTAGCGCCGGCACGGCCGCGGGGTACTACATCTAGTGTTAGGTACGAATACCAAGACGCCAGCGGCGCGGTCAGCTACATCGTCGAGCGGATCGAGAGCGACGGCAAGAAAACATTTCGCCAAAAGCGCGTCGTGAACGGGCGCGAGGTCTATGGCCTGGGCGGCCTAGATCCCCTGCCCTACAGGCTGCCGGATCTGATCGCTCGAGCATCGGAGACGGTGCACATTGTCGAGGGCGAGAAAGATGCCGATCGGTTGCATGCGGCTGGGTTGCTCGCGACAACAAATAGCGGCGGTGCAGGCAATTGGAACGCGAAGCTAAACCATTGGTTTAAGGATCGCGATATCGTGGTCCTGCCGGATAATGACACGGCGGGCGGCCAACACGCGACCAAGATCACCGCGCACCTAAAAGACACGGCGCGGACCATGCGCGTGGTGCGGCTGCCAGGGCTGCCGGACAAGGGAGACGTGAGCGATTGGCTCAAGGCAAACAGCGTCGAGGATCTGCGGGCGCTTGTCGGAGGCGCTGCGGAGCTCGAGGGCGCGTATCGCGCCGTGACGGCTACATCATTCAGCGCGGCGGCCATGCGCGCTGTGACGCCTCGAGAATGGGTCTATGGGCGGCACCTGATCCGAGGATATGTATCGTGCACCGTGTCGCCGGGCGGCGCTGGCAAGACGACCCTAGCATTGACCGAGGCTATTGCCCTGGCAACGGGGCGCCCGCTGCTTGGCGTCGAGGTGCCCGAACCGGTGAATGTCTGGCACTATAACCTCGAGGATCCCCTGGACGAGCTCTATCGGCGCGCTTGGGCCATCTGTGAGCGGTTCGAGATAGAGCCCGAGGCGCTCGAGGGGCGCCTGTTCCTGGACAGCGGGCGCGACCGCAAGCTCATCGTGGCGTCCAGGGATGGCGTGGACCTGATCGCCAACCCGGCGGTCGGCGAGGTCATCGAGGAAATGAAGGCGCGCGAGATTGGCGTGCTGCAAGTGGATCCATTCATCAAGACGCATAGCCTAGACGAGAACAGCAACCCGGAGGTCGATTACGTTTGCACGTTGTTCGCTGACATTGCCAAGGCGACGCGCGGCAGCATCGACCTCGTGCACCATGTGCGGAAGGGCCAACCAGGCGGCGCTGCGCAGCCGGGAAACATTGACCAGGCACGCGGAGCCAGTGCGCTATCCGGTGCGGTGCGCGCGGCGCGGACGCTTGCCGTGATGACGCAGAAGGAAGCCGAGGCGTTCGGCATTACGGACGAACGTCGCCCGTACTTTGTGCGTTGCGACGACGCGAAGGCGAATATGTCGAGGCCGCTGGCGCTCGCCGAGTGGTATCAGCGGCACGGTCAGGCGATCCCTAACGGCGACGGGCCGCTGGTGCCAGGTGACGAGGTTGGCGTGCTCGAGCCGTGGTCGCCGCCCAACCCGTTCGACGGGCTGAGCACCTCGAGCGCCAGGATCGCGCTGCAAACGATCCAAAACGGGTTCGAGGACGGGCAACGGTACACGCTCAAAAAGTCGCGCGGCACGAAACGATGGGCGGGCGATGTGGTCATCGATGCGGGGGCCGATGTGTCCGAGGTCAGCGCGAAAGCGATCCTCAAAACGTGGGTTCAAAGGGGCATGATATTTGAGGACCAAGTGCGCAATCCAAAGACTCGGAAAGAGGAAAATGGGGTCTTTGTGAACATGGATTTGATGCCAGGGACGGTGCAGATATGAGGCGCGTCTCAAAACTACAGTTGGCGCGCACTTGGGGCGCAAAAACGTGCGCTCCAACTTCTCCGCCCCTTAAGGTTGAAGCGCACGCGCACCGCAACCGCTTGAAGCGCGGTTGGGGTGCGGCGCTCGCTACATTTCAACCTTGCGGGACGGGTGGCGGCGCGGAGGTCGAGGCATGAAGAACCTCGATACCGTGTCTAGGTCAATGGAAATGAAATGGGGCGTGGACCGGCTCCCGCGTCTCGTGTCCGAGTACCTCCGAAACAAGTTCGACCAGCAACGCAACTTGCTCGATGAGGCGATCAAGTCGAACGACGCGGCGCGGATCGCGAAACAAAGCGAAGGGATGCGCCGAGCCTGGGTGGCACTGGATCAGGTCGCGACGGCGGACGGCCATCGACCTTTGCCCGAGGCGGTGTGGACCGCAAAGCATAAGAGCGGCGACATCGTGACTGTGTTCCGAGACGACGCGCAACTCGTCGACATCGCGGCAGCCGGTGGCGTGTCCTTCACGCTCGAGGAACTGGTGAAGCTGATACCGGCCGAGGTGCTCGTGGCCAAGCGTGAGTTCCACGGGATCAAGGTCACCGATGTTCGAGACAAAACCAAGGACGAGGATCTAAATGACGAAATCCCGTTTTAAAGAAAAGCGCACCGACTTCCCGGAGATCGTGGAAAAGCGGAAATATAGCATCATGCCGAGCCGCGCCGTGATGGACCGGACGCTTGACGAGATGGCGCTGCGGGTGCTCGGGTGCATTTGCATCCATACCAATAGCCACGGTATCGCGTGGCCGACGCGCGAGACTATTGGGCGTTACATCGGCCACCATCCAAACAACATCGGGCCGGCGGCGACGCGGCTTATCGAGCGCGGTTATTTGCGCAAGCTGAGCCCGCGCAAGTTCAAGGTGGAGCGTCGCGGGTCGAAGTGGCCGGTGAATCGCTACCAGGTCTTATTCGAGGGCAAGGCGACGCCGTTGCCGACGCTCGAGCAGTTTCACGCGCCGAAACCTCAAGCCATTGAGCAGCAAGACGGAGTGCCCGAGGGCCGCGTATCAGAACAGACAGGGAGCTCGAGGGAACGATCCCGCGTTTGTGTGTCTCTCGCATCTGCGTTTTGCCGGGCTGTGGAGCGCGCCAGCGGCGAGAACCGGAGCGCCGAGCGCCAGATTGACGAGGCCGACCGCCTGGCCAAGCTGAACATCGAGCCCGAAACCATCGCGGAAGCCACAGAACGCGCGGTTCTCGAGGCATTGCGCGCCCGGCGCTCGACACCTCAAACATTGCGCCAGGTATCGGAGGTCGAGGGATGGTGAGGATCGTGCAAACATCAAGCGGTCGTTTGCACAGTGCATCGCGGCCAAAAAGTCCCGGATTTCTGCGGCTCGCGGCCCCCTGGCCCCCCCGCCCGCGCGTCTGTGATCGGGGGGACCACGTAAAATTTTCCCAGTTTCGGAGGAACCAATGACCCCAGAACAGTTTTTCGCCCGTTTCCTGGACCGCGCCGCGCCCGGCGAATCATGCATCTATCACGATGGTTTCCTGGCCTGCGACCGTATGAAGGGCTCGACCCCTGACGCGGACATTGCCAGGCGCCTGGCCCGCGAGGGCCTGGTGTTCCTGACCCAGCGCCGCATCGGATCGCGTCACTACGAGTACATTGCGACCAAGGCATCGCGCCCCCTGCCCGAGCTCACATGGAACGCGTGCTATGACCAATAGCCCGCTCGTCGATTTCGTCGCGTCGGTCGTGGACACGCTCGAGGACCGAGGCAAGGGCTACGGCAGCATGCGCGAGAACCACCGCCGCATCGCGCAACAATGGAGCGCGACGATGGGCCACCGCGTCACGGCGGAACAGGCGGCGCTGATGATGTGCCAGTTAAAGATATCGCGCCTGATCGAGACGCCCGACCACGACGACAGTATCCACGATCTCGTCGGATATGCGCTGATTTACTGGTCCCTGGTCAATGACCAATGACCAAGGGCAACGGGTACGACTGGGAGCAGGACGCGATCCGCAGTTACGTCGAGGCGATCCAGGCCATGCGTGAGGCGTTCGAGCGCGAGCGGCTGCCGGGCGAAAGCGCCCGCGACTGGATGCGGAGGACGAAGCGCGATGAATGAGCTTATTTACAATATCCCCGCCATCGAAACGAAATATCGCGGCATGCTCTTTCGGTCCCGCCTCGAGGCGCGCTGGGCCGCGTTTTTCGACCGGGCCGGGTGGCATTGGGAATATGAGCCTTTCGACTTGCATGGCTGGGTTCCTGATTTCGCGATCCGTGCCCCTTCGGGCCCGGCCCGCAAGCCGGTCTTGGTCGAGGTTAAGCCGATCCTCGAGATGCATGGACCGACCATCGAGCGCATCGAGCGCGCGATTAGCGCCTCGGGCCTCGATTATGAGGCGTTGCTCTTGGGCAGCAGTATCGTCACCGACAATATGCAGCGATATGCGTATGTCGGTTGGCTCGGCGAGCACGCCCTCGATGATAATGGTGCGTCGGTTGGGGTGCTCAATTTTGCGCCCGCATTGTTGGTTAATCACAGGCAGCTATCGAGCCGTGAAGAAAACGCAAGGCGTTGCGGATCTATGAACCTCGACTTTTACCATACGGAAGGGTTCTGGGGTTGCCGGATGTCAGGCTTCTACGACGGCAACGCCGTAGAGTCGCACCTTTTGCCCTACGACCATGCCCTCGAAGAGTGGAGCCACGCCCACGCCGCAACGAAGTATCGGCCGCGATGACCAAGCGCCCCATCACCACGCGCCGCGCGCGCAATATCCTGGCATACGGCGACCAGGCCGACCGCGAGCATGTGCTCGAGGAGCTCGGGAAGCTCGCGACGAGCGAGATCACGGACGTATTGTTCTGGGACGCCGAGGGCCGCGTCACGCTCCAAAGCGCCGCCGACCTATCGCCACGCGCCCGCGCCTCGATCAAGAAGGTCAAGATCACGCCGACCGCCGAGGGCAACCAGATCGAGGTCGAGTTGCACAACAAGGATTCCGCCCTGCGTCTCTTGGCCAAGCACCACGGCCTATTGGACCAGACCGGCGAGCAGAACAAGCCGAGCGTGATCGGCGTCAACATAACCGGACCAACGACAACGTATGAGGTACTCGATGACGAGAACATGGATAACGGACGCGGTGAGGACACGCCGCGCGATCAAGGGGATGAGCCGGACGGCGCTGGCGAATAGCGCCGGAGTCTCGACGAGCACGATTAAGAGCATCGAGGACGGCGACCAGGTGCCAAACACCGGGACGCTTGAGGCGATTCTCCACGTCTTTGGCGCAGAGCTAGTGGTCAAGGACTATGGCGAGGACTAAGCGCGCCACAGACCGCTCGAAACGCCGCACAAGGGCACCCACGGGCGGCAGGACCGGCGACCTGAACCTGGACTTTACCCAGAGCCCGACAACCTGGGCCTTTCTCAACGACAATTCTTTCGTCCGCATGATAATGGGCCCGGTCGGATCCGGTAAATCATACGCTTGTTGCGCCGAGATCTTCCTTCGCGCCTTGAAACAGGAACCCAACCGCGACAACGTGCGCAAGACACGGTTCGCCATTGTCCGGAACAGCTATCCGGAGCTCCGCACCACGACGATCAAGACCTGGCAGGAGCTCTTTCCCGAGGACCGTTTCGGGCCAATGCGCTGGTCGCCGCCGATTACGCATCATATTCAACTGCCACCACGCGACGGGGCGCCGGGCGTCGATTGCGAGGTGCTGTTCCTGGCGCTCGACAACCCGCGAGACACGCGCCGCGTCCTATCGCTCGAGCTCACGGGCGCATTCATCGACGAATGCCGCGAGATCCCGAAGGCCATTGCGTCGGCGATCACCGCCCGCGTCGGCCGTTTCCCGTCCGCGTCGGATGTCGAGTGCACCTGGCGCGGGCTGTGGATGTGCACCAACCCACCCGATTCAGACCACTGGATCCATGACACGTTCGTGAAAGAGAAACCGGGTCGCGGCAAGTATGCCTGGAAGTTCTTCCGCCAGCCCGGCGGCATGATCGAGGGCGACGCGTCGGATCCGCAAGCAACGCTCGCAGCCGGGCGCCATTGGGTGCCAAATCCGAATGCCGAGAACATAAACAACCTGATCCCTGGCTACTATGACCAGCAGCTTGGCGGCAAGGGCCTCGATTGGATCAAGTGCTACGTCGGCGGCGAGTTCGTCTACGTCCAGGAGGGCCGGAGCGTATGGGAAGAGTACGTCGATACGACGATGAGCGCCGACCATATCGACATCGACATGAAGCTCCCCATCATCGTCGGCCTCGATTTCGGCCTCACGCCCGCCGCGACCTTTGGCCAGCGCCTACCGAGCGGCCGCTGGAACGTATTGTTCGAGATCGTGTCGAAGGACATGGGCCTCGAGCGGTTCGGGCAACATCTGCTCCTCGAGCTCAATACCAGATTCAAGGATCTCGAGCCGCAAATCTATGGCGATCCGGCGGGATCCAAACGCGACGAAATATTCGAGGTTACGAGCTTCGACTATCTGCGCACCCTGGGGCTCAACGCTCAGCCGACCGCCAGTAACGATTTCCAGGTCCGCCGCGAGGCGGGCGCCGCGCCGATGTTGCGCTTCATCGACGGCAAGCCAGGGCTCCAGGTCAGCGCGCAATGTCCGCAACTCCGCAAGGCGCTCAGCGGCGGGTATCATTTCAAGCGCGTCGCTATTGGTGGCGGCAACGACCGCTTTACCGACAAGCCGGTCAAGAATGATTCAAGTCACATCGGCGACGCATACGGATATATGTGCATGAGCTCCGAGCACCGCCGCCTGACACGCGGCAATCGCCCAGGGATCCGCTTTGAGCCGGTAACCGCTCAGACCGATTTCAACGTGTTCTGAAAAGAACCCCCGCACGAGGCGGGGGTCAAGGTGCCCTGGCAGTGGGCGGGGAGGAAACACAGATTCCTGATTATAATCACCAAACGAACCTATTGCATCTTCTAAATTCACGCGACCTCCCCGGCCGCTTCGTCGACTTCAGCCTCGCGCACGTGTACCTACTCGACCTAGACCCCTGGCAACAGGCCAATATGGAAGCGCACCCGGACTACATGGGCATGCTGCAAAGCTACTCAGCGTCGGGCCCTGCAATCACGGCGCTAGACGACGGGAAACCAGTACTTTCGTTCGGCGTCGTGCCGTTCTATCCCGGCGTCGCCGAGGCCTGGATGCTGCGCGGCGACCTGGTAAGTGCGCACCCGCTCTCTGTCGGGTACGGCGCGCGCATGTTTTTCGACCACATTGGTCACATCATGGGACTGTGGCGGTGCCAAATTGGTGTGCAATCAACAAATGACCGGGCGACACGATTCGCCAGATTCCTTAAATTTGAGACTGAGGGCCTGCTACGACAATTCGGGCCCGAGCAATCTGACTTTTACATGATGGCGAGGCTATACCATGGGCGGACTTTTCTCGGCACCGAAACCACCGAAACCTGACCCAAGCATCGCAGCCGCGCAGCAAGCCCAAGAGGCGCGTCTCGCAAAACAGGAGAAGCGCGCCGAGCAACGCGAAGCGAGTGAGGAGCGCAAAATAGCTGCGTCCAGGAACGCCCGCCGCACTGGCGGCATTCGCATGTTGCTGGCTCAGCGTGACGACGCCCAGGCGGGCATCGAGGGCGGGTTGCAAACGACGCTCGGCAACTCTGTCACCTGATGGAAAAGCTCACCGTTAAAGAGGTAATGGCCCGGCACCAGATTGCCGATCGCCACAAGGACAACTGGCGCGGGATCCTTGAGGACGCCTACAAGTACGCATTGCCACAGCGCAACCTATTTGGCGGCGACTACGAGGGCGGCGTCAAGGGCGAGAATAAAATGGTCGATGTCTATGACTCGACCGCGATCCACAGCACCCAACGCTTCGCGAACAAGATTCAATCGACGCTATTCCCGCCCTATCGAAACTGGTGCCGCTTAACGGCTGGCAACGACATTGACCCGCAACAGCGTGAAGGCGTCCAGGCCGCGCTTGATATGTACACCGAGAAAATGTTCGCGGTGCTGCGTCAAAGCAACTTCGACCTGGCTATGTCGGAAATGCTGCTCGATCTCTGCGTCGGCACCGGATGCATGCGCATCGCGCCAGGCGACGAGCTCACGCCAATCCGTTTCGAGGCGGTGCCTCAGTATCTTGTGAGCTTTGAGCAAGGCGCGCACGGCAAGATCGACACCGTGTTCCGGAAGCTGAAGATCAAGGGCGAGGCCATCACGCAGACCTGGGCCGACGCGAAGATCCCCGAGAAGCTGCAAGAACTGATCGACGATAAGCCGACCGAGGACGTAGAGCTCCTCGAGGCCACCATCTACAAGCCCGAGGGCGATTACTATTGCTACCATGTAATTTACCCGAAGTCCGAGGACGAACTCGTTTTTCGCGAACAGGACTCGAGTCAATGGGTCATCGCCAGGTACATGGTTGCCAGCAACGAGGCCATCGGGCGCGGCCCTCTGCTCAGTGCATTGCCCGACATCAAATCCATTAACGTCACCAAGAAACTGATTCTGCAAAACGCGAGCCTTGCGATCAGCGGCGTCTATACGGCCGCCGATGATGGCGTGCTGAATCCCGAGACTGTGAGCGTCAAACCTGGTTCCATAATCCCCGTCGCCAGGAACGGGGGGCCGCAGGGCGAAAGCCTCAAGGCTTTACCGAGAGGGGGTGATTTTAACGTCGGCCAGATGGTGCTCGAGGATCTGAAGATCTCGATTAAGCAGATCCTCCTCGATGACACGCTACCATCGGACAACATGAGCGCCCGCACCGCGACCGAAATGTCGCATCGGATCTCGACGCTCGCAACGCAAATGGGCGCATCGTTCGGGCGTCTCATTACCGAGGCGCTGCTCCCGATCTGCCGCCGTGTCCTTTACATCATGGACCAGCAAAACCTGATCGATCTCCCGCTCAAGGTGGATGGTCAAGAGGTGAAGATCGTGCCCGTGTCGCCGCTCGCCCGTGCCCAGAACGAGGACGAGCTCGGGGCCCTCATGCAATTCATGCAGATTGCCCAGGCCGTCGGACCGGCTGGACAGATGGCGCTCAACCAGGAACGCGCGCTCGGATACATCGCCGACCGTCTCGGCGTGCCGATGGTTGTTATGAACACCGAGGACGAGCGCGAAGAGATGATGGCGCAGATGCAACAAATGATGATGCAAGCGCAGGAGGCGCAAGCTGAAGAACCGGAAATGGCAGCATAGGAAAACTAATGCCGAAGAAACGTGGACTTTACGCCAACATGAACGCCCGAAAAAAGGCCGGGACATCGCGTCCGAAAAGCAAGAGCACAATAACGCCGAAAGCCTACGCGAATATGCGAGCGGGGTTTCCTAAAAAGCGTAAAAAATGAGTGATATTGAGAACCTTGACCAGCTATATGCCCGCACTTTCAGTACGGAAGCCGGTGCGAAAGTGCTGTCGCACCTTCGCGAGACGACTATTGAGCGCCCTTGTTTTACGGCCGGGGAGGATCCGTCTCACGGCTTTATGCGCGAGGGTGAAAACGAAATCGTGCGCAGTATTGAGCGAAGAATCAAAAGACATCGGAGCCGCAAATGAGTGAAGCACAAGCAATTGATGAAACACCCGAGGCGCCTGTCGAGGACAAGCCCGAAAGCCTGTTGAACCTGACACCGCCCGAAGAGCCGACCGAGCCCACAGCCGAGCCGGAGACCCCGCACTTGGTGCAGGAAGCGGAGCCCGAGGCCGCCGAGCCCGCCGAGCGGCCGGAGCACATACCGGAACAATTCTGGGATCCGGAGAAAGGCGAAACCAATGTTGATGCAATGGCTAACGCGTACCGCGAACTCCGCAAGAAAATGGATAGCGGCAAGCACAAAGTTCCTGACAAATACGACACGAGCCAAGTGGAGGCGCTTCAGGGCTTGGATGAGGGCGATCCGGTCCTGACGGACTTCTTGGCACTTGCAAAAGACCAGGGGCTTGACCAGGGCCAATTCGAGGAACTGACAAAATTCTACCTCGATGCCCAGGGCGAGATCGCCGACAAGATCGAGACAAGCCGCGTCGAAGAAATGTCGAAGCTCGGCCGCAACGCCGACGGCATCATCAAGTCGATGGACGCGTGGCTAATGAAATTCCACTCGAGCAAGGTGCTTAACGACAGCGAGCTCGAGGCCATCGCTAACGCGTCATCGAACGCGGCGTTTATCAGCGCCATGAACAAGATCCGAAAAAGCTACAACGAGCCGGACATACCGAGCGCCGCCGCCCAAGCCGAGGTCGCACCGGCATCGATGTCCGATATCGAGGAGCTCATGCGCGACCCGAAATACGGGTCCGACCCTGCGTTCACGCAAAAGGTTGAGCGCATGGTCTACGAGATGCACGGCGAGAAATACCCTTGACGCGCAAACGACCCTATTGATATTTGTACAGTAAGCGCCCGATAACCCTGTGGCCGGACATGCGCTAACCGGCGGCCCGTTTTGGATAACCGCGAAACAGTGAAAACTTTTTTCGAGGTATCCAAAAATGGCGACGATCTCCCCATCGTTCGTCACGATTTTCGACAGCGAAGTGAAGCAAGCCTACCAGGCTGCCCGGCAACTCGCCGGACTCGTGCGCGAAAAGTCAGTGACCGGCGACACCGTAAAATTCAACAAGCTGACTAAGGGCGTTGCGGCAGTTCGCACACCGCAGACCGAAGTCACACCCATGAACCTGACGTATTCACTCGTCACAGCCACGATGACAGATTACATCGCGTCTGAGTACAGCGACATATTCAACCAGAGCCACGTTTCGTTTTCCGACCGCTCCGAGTTAAGCTCGGCCGTCGGCAACGCAATCGGGCGCCGCATGGACCAGGTTGTCATTGACGCCCTAGACTCAGCGACATCTGTAGCCGTTGCAAACACGGTCGCGGAAGACGGATCATCCGGATCCGCATCGGACATGAACACCGGCAAGATCCGCGCAGCGAAGGCGGCCCTGGATGCAAACAACGTCCCGGCCGACAATCGTGTGCTGTTGATGCACGCTAATTCGCTCGAGGCTTTGCTGGGTCAGACCAGTGCAACTTCGGCGGATTTCAATTCTGTGCGTAGCTTAGTTGACGGCAGTCTCCGGACCTGGTTGGGCTTTACTATCGTAATGCTCGGCGACCGTGACGAAGGCGGCCTGACCAAAGACGGGTCAAACGACCGTCTTGCCTACGCGTTCCACAAGGACGCGCTCGGCATGGGCGTCTCGATGAACCAGAAAACCGAAATCAATTACATCGCGGACAAGACCTCGTTCTTGGTTTCCTCGATGTTCGGTGCTGGTGCGGTTGCCATCGATGACGGATCGGCTGGCGGCATTGTCAAAATCACCAGCAGGGAGTCCTAATCATGGCTTTTGCAAGATCCGGATGGGGCGCGCTGGGTGGTCAGTCTTTGGCTGGATCCCTGCCCGCTCTTTACGTCTACACGAGCACTGATGCCCACACGGCTATCGATGCGAGCGGTTATTTTAATGACCTCTCGGACACGCTCAACGTCGGCGACATGATTATCGTGCACGGTGCCACGGGCGGCACACGCACGGTGACGATGCACATCGTCGTATCGAACGCGTCAGGCGTTGTCGATATCGGCGACGGCACAACCATCGGGGCGGTTTCCGACTCCGACTAAACGGATCGCGGGGAGCTCACGGGCTCCCCGCATCTTTGACCTGGGGGCGCAATGGCGACCGGCGACACCAAGCTCTCGATCTGTTCTGACAGTCTTATAATGTTGGGGGCGAGCCCCCTTTCGTCGTTTTCGGAGGGCACCGACGCGGCGCAAATCTGCGACCGTCTCTATGACGACATGCTCGTGCAGCTTCTCTGTAAATACCCGTTTAGCTTCACCTTAAAGAAATCGCAACTCGCCCGCCTGGCCGATGCGCCCGCGAGCGAATGGACACACGCCTACGCATTGCCCGCCGATCTAATCGGATCCGGAGCGCGCGCATTATTCACAAGCTCGACAGCGGGCGCCTCGCCGCAAACGGACGGGTGGGAGGTTTACGCGGGCCAGATTTTCACGGACTTCACCGAGGTTCACATTGACTACCAGTTCAAGCCGGACGAGTCGGTGATGCCGTCCTACTTCGTCCAGGTAATCAAGTATTATTGCTGTTGGCACTTTGCCGAGGCGGTCACTGACCAAATCACTAAAGCGCAATACTGGCAATCGGTCGCGGTCGGCGCACCAAGCGAAAACGGGCGCGGCGGCGCATTCCGCGAAGCGGTCAACGTGGACGGCACCACGAGCCCGAGCAACAACATCCTCGACTTCGCGCTTATTGAGGCGCGAAACAGTTGAGCCGCGTAATCCAGATTCAGACGAACTTCGCAAGCGGCGCGCTCGATCCGTTGCTCCGCGCGCGTATCGACTTGCAACAATACTATAACGCGCTCGAGACGGCCGAGAATGTGTTCTGTCTTCCCCAGGGCGGAATCAAACGGCGCGACGGGCTTAAGTTTATATTTCAACTACCGACCGCTGCGGCGCCGCAGAATGGTGTGGCCCTGATACCGTTCGAGTTTTCGGCCACCGATACTTATATGTTTTGTGTGACGGCGGGCCGAATCTACGTCTTCCGCAACGGCGCACTTGTCACCGGAATCAATAGCACCTCAAACGATTTCATAACCGCGTCGTCGATCACAGGCGCGATGCTCGACAAGCTACGGTTCGCGCAGTCGGCCGACACCATGATCCTGGTACACGAGGATCTCCCGCCTCAGAAACTCGTGCGCGGCGCCGATCACGATGAATGGACACTTAGCGCCCTCACGTTTACGAACGCGCCCAAGCATGCGTTTACGCTGACGGCCACAAACCCGGCCGGAACAATCACGCCAAACGCGTCAATCGAAAGCATCACGCTCACCGCTGCGAATAACATTTTCCACGACGGCCGCACCGGCACCGCCCAGGCCGGCGCCTCGGCGACCATCACCCTCGACAGCGGCGCCGATGCGAACGACGATATCTATAACGGCAGCACGATCCGAATAACCGGCGGCACCGGCAGCGGGCAGACCAGGATCATCAGCGACTATGTGGGATCGTCTAAAGTGGCCACGGTCAGCGTCGCCTGGGCAACGCAGCCGGACGCGACGAGTACCTTCGCGGTCGAAAGTCACGTTGGGCAATATATAAACGTCACGAGCTCATACGGCCGTATGCGCATCGTAAATGTGCAAAGCGTCACAAAGGCCGAGGTCTTCGCCGAGGTCGCGTTATTCGATAACAGCGCGATAGGCTCCGGAAGCTATGAGATCGAGCACGGCTACGAGGATGCCTGGTCGAGTGACCGGGGCTATCCTGTATCGATTACGTTTCACGAGGGGCGTCTTTGGTTCGCTGGCGCAAAGGCGCTACCGACGACGTTCTGGGGCTCGACGGTCAATAACTTTTTCGATTTCGACCTGGGCGAATCACTCGATGACCAGGCGATCATCGGGAGCATCACAACCGACAGTCTCAACGCCATCGTCGATATTCATAGCGGCCGCGATCTTCAAATCTTCACAACCGCGTCCGAGTTCTTTTTGCCGCAAGTTACTCAAGAGCCAATCACGCCGAGTAACATCACGGTCAAGGTCGGGACACGAAACGGCTCCAAGCCGGGCGTCCCTGTCGCCGGTCTGGATAGCGGCACGCTCTACGTGCAGCGGCTCGGCAAGTCGCTTAACGAAATGGTGTTTACGGACGCCGAGCTTAGCTACACGACCAGCGCGATCTCGCTGCTATCGGGACACTTGCTCAAGACGCCAATCGACATGGCAATCCGCCGCGCGACCTCGACCGAGGAAGCCGACCGCTTGTTCATTGTCAATTCCGGCGATGGATCCATTGCGTGCTATTCGCTACTGCGATCCCAGCAAGTTGTCGCGCCGACGGTGCTAAAAACCACGGGCACGTTCGAGGCCGTCGGTGTCGACCTCGACACGGTGTACGTGGTTTGCAAGCGCACGATCAACAGCGCGACCGTCTACTATGTCGAGGCGTTCGACGCGACGCTCCATACTGACAGCGCAGTATTCTCCGCGTCGGTCGCGAGTACCGGCGCCGCCGCGCACCTCGAGGGCGCGACGCTCGATGTCGTGGTCGATGGCGTGATGCAGTCGCAGAAAACCGTATCGAGCGGATCTGTAACATTTGACCGCGCAAGCGCGACGAATTTCGAGATCGGCCTCCCCTTCACGATGACCGCCAAAACGATGCCGTGCGAAACGCGCCTGGCAAGCGGCAACATCCGGGCATTCAAGAAACGCATCCTCGAGGTCAACGCCGAGGTGTTCGAGTCACAATCGATGACCGTCAACGGGCAACTGGTTTCGTTCCGCGCTTTCGGTTCCGACATCCTGGACGTAGCCGTGCCGCAATTCACCGGCGTGAAGAAAGTCGGCCCGCTCCTCGGTTTCAATGACGAGGGCGCTATCACAGTTACGCAACCCGCGCCGCTGGACCTCACGGTCTTGGCGCTCGATTACAAAGTCAGTGTGGGACAGTAAATGGCAGAACTCGCAGTCGCCGCCTCTCTTGTCCAGGCATACGGCACAATCAAACAAGGCCAAGCAACCGACGCCATGTACAAGGCGCAAGCGGATCAGACGCTTGTGCAAGCGCGGAGTCAGGTTCTCCAGTCGAGGCAACAGGAGCTCGCGCACCGCGAGGATGGTATCAAGGTGCTCGAACAAATGAAGCGGAACGCCGCGACGATTAACGCGCGCGCAGCCGCCGGATCGCTCGATCCATTTAGCGGATCCATCGGCAATCTTATGACGGTCAACCTGGATCAGGGTTTCCAAGATTTCACCATGACCAGAGACAATCGATTCATTGCACAGCAAAACCAGATCATCATTCAAAAGAGCGCCGAGCACCAAGCCGCGCAGTATCGCATGGCGGGCAAGGCCGCGAAGCGCGGCGCAATGTTTAGCGCAATCACGAGCGTCGGTATGTCTCTCGGAACTTACGGAATGATGGGTGGTCCGGGTGGTGAATATTCATTGCTCGGCGGCGGCGGCGCCAGCGCCGGGGGCGCTACAGCCGCCGTTTCAAATTTCCCTGCCGGATACTCAAGCACGCCGTACTCCGGCGGTAACATAATTTGGGGGCCGTCGTAGTATGAGCGCGATCTACTAATGGCACCGCGATACCGAACATATCAGCGCCAGGTAGGCCTCAATCAACCGATAGAGGTGCCGCCCAACATTGACCAGGCCGCGATGCGCGAGACGGGCAAGATGTACGGCGAGCTCGCGCAGCGCGCGCAGCAAGTCCAGAACTTCGCGTTCAAGCGCGCCGAGCAAACCGCCATCTCCGAGGGTACGGCCGCCGGGTCCCAGAATCCGGAACAGGTGCTTGAACAATACGGCGGCGAGCGGCCGACCGACATCTACGGCCAAGCGGCATTCGATGCGGCGAGCAAGATTGGCGGCGTTCAAGTTGAGGCGAAGGCGCGCGAGGCCATCGGCAACGCGTACATCGAAGCGAAGAAAACGAAGCAGGACCCTAACGATTTCCAGGCGGGCCTGATCGCAATCATCGGCGGCTATACGTCCGCGCTCAAGGACATGGATCCGCTAACGGCTGCGCGCACGCAGGCCAAGCTGGAAAGCTATGCACGTTCCGCGTTCTTGGATCGGTCGGCCGACGCGATCAAGGAGCAACAAAAGATCCTGGACGGCGATGCAACCAGCATCACGGACAGTATGCTCGAGCACGCCGGTCTCATGGGCCAGGTCGCAACTCGCGGCGGCGACCAAGAGTTCAAAGCGGCAATGGTCAATTACAAGGACTCGATGGAAAGCCTGGGCCAAACGCCGAAATCTATACAGACATATATCGCAAAGGCAAAAAACCGTTATCACGAGGCGCGCATTCGACGCGAGTTTAGAGACGCAAAAGACAAGGGCGCGTTTCTTAATAAGTTCCGCGAGGACCGCAAAACCGGCAAGGGTCTAGCGCGTGGCATCGATGACTTGCGTATCGAGATTTTAACAAACGCATTTGATACAGATATACGACAAGCCGACGCTTTGCGCACCGCAGAGATCAAGGATCTCAATCGCGAAATAAATGGACGACTTGGGATATTGGGCGATGGCGGACATATTGGCGACGCTGATTTAGACGAGTTGCGCAAAAAGGCGGGCGACTTAGGTGATCCGGCTCTTGTGCAAAGAGTTGACTTTCTTGCGCGCGAAAATGCAGAACTAGGCACCATAGGGCAAGGCGGATCTGCTGCTTACAGAGAAGCGGCCGATAGGGCCGCAAAGCAAATACAGTCGTTCGTAAACGCCAACAAAACGACCCCAGAATATCTGGTCAAAAAAGAAAAGCGATTGCGCAAGGCGGCCGAGGCGACACGTAAAAGAGAAATCAAAGATCCTCTTGCGGCCTTGCACAAAGCGCAACGGCTCGACACGCCAGTTGCCTTGAGCAAAGCTGACATGGCCGACCCAGCAAAGCTAAAAGACCATATAACAGCCAACAAAAACGCAAGCCTATTTTATAACGTCGATACGGTTTATTTGAGCCAGGAATCTATCGACCAATTAAAAAGCGTATTTTCTAAATCTAACCCAGACATTGCGGCGCAAGCGGTGCTTGTTGAAAGCATCACTCAAGCGGCCGGTCGGGATGCGCCGAAAGTGTTTGCGCAGATTGCAACTCAAACCGACGCAACCGATCTCGCATTGATTGGGTCGCTGATGAATAAACGCATGGCGGCTGAATATTTTGAGGGGCGCCGTGCGATAGCTAGTGGCGCCAAGGTCAACTTGGGAGCAACCCAAACGACAGCATTACGGGACGATATAACTGGAATAGTTGGGCAATCTCTTAGAGAAAAGCCCGGCCTCGTCGGCGATATCGAACAGACCGCGCGCGCAATCTACATATCGCGACATGGGAATGAGGAATACGATAAAAAGAAGCTCGAAAACATTGTGCACGAAGTTGTCGGCGGATCCGATAAAGGTAAAAACGCGGTCGGCGGTATAATTGAATATGACGACGATAGAATCATTTTGCCGCGCAACCATGTTCGCGATGAGGATGCTTTCGAGGCGACGATTGCGTCAATCACCGATGACGATCTCAACGCGCTAGATCAAACGCACGGCACGCCTGTCTATGAAAATAAATTGACCGGCGAGCTCAAACCAATAACCGCAAGCATGATCCCAGGGCTCAAGTTAGAAAGCTATGGATCCGGACTTTATACATTGCGCGATAGTCGCGGGAACCTGGTCGCCAGTCGCATACGCAGATTCGATGACGATGGCATTGAGCTTCCACCTGATATCTCACCGATCCCGTATGTGCTCGACATTAACGCGCTGCAAGAAATAGAAGTCGCGGATCCCGAGCCTATGCCTACATCGTTCGATGTCCGGTCGCCGGAAGAGTATCCGGATCAATCGATACAGCCCGACATGACGGAAGAGACACCGGATCAATCGATACAGCCCGACATGACGGAAGAGTATCCGGATCAATCGATAGAGCCCGACATGACGGAAGAGTATCCGGATCAATCGATACAGTCCGATATGCCGGAGGAGTTCCCCGACCAGAACATTACGCCAAGCACAGCAATTAAGCGGAAGCTGAGCACCCAAGAAATGCAGCAAGTGCAAACAGCTAACGCGAAAGGCCGTCCTGTCGTCGATTCAGCGGTGCGTGCTGTCGATGCTGTGTTTGGTGGTGGTTTGTTCTTAACGCGTATCGCGAGAGTCGAATCTGATTTTGGAAATAACCCAGAAACATTCCGCCGGATAAGTAAGGGGATTTGGCAAGTAGATCCCATAGGGTTCAAAGAAACGCGCCGCAACACAAACAAACTACGCAAAGCGCGTGCAAAAATTAAAAGTGAGTTCGGTATAGATTACATGCAATTGAATCATGTGGATTTACAAAAGCCGTTATACGGCGCTATCGCCGCTCGATTGTTTTTATTGTCCAGGGCAAGGGGCCCATTGCCCACAACATTAGAAGGGCAAGCAAAGTTATGGAAACGCATCTATAACACCGCAAAGGGAGACGGCACTGTCGAGCAATTTATAAACAACAATCGCGGCACCTAACGTGAGCTCGCTATTCACAATTGATTCAAACGATTTCGCGGGCACGCAATGGCAAGTGTCGGATGGCCCGGATACGGATTTCGCTGACAACATGAGCGCGGGCTATGACCGCTTTAGCCGCGCGATGTCGATTACAATGATACAGGAAAACTACGTCGCTGAGCTCGCGCCGATTGTCGATCAAGTCAAAGATGCGACAGGCGAACGCCTTATGAATCCTGGCGGCATGCTTGAATATATACAAGGCCGCACAGGCGGTTGGAATGAGTACGAGGAAAAGCTAACACTATTACGCGAACGCGCCGAGCCGCTCGGGATACAGGTGCCGGATCGAGAAGAGATCGAGCGGCGCATAAAGCAACGGTTGCCGCAAATAGAAGCGCGTTACTTTGATACGACAAACCGACAAACGACGGGCGGGTTTTGGGGCGAGTTGCTTGGAAGCGCGGCCGCTGAATTAAAGTCGGCTGTGACAGGGCCAGCGGAACTATTGCCAGGGCTTGTTATAGGCGCGAGTTACAAGTTTGGGCTCAAGGCGCTTGCTCGTGCTGGGTTGATTGATGGCCTCGCAAGTGCCGGTGTGGTGGGCTACACGCAACCGGCCGTCGCAGCGATGCGCGAAAAGTACGGGCTCAAATATGACTTCAACGATTTTGTTGCGGCAACCGGCGGCGCGTTTGTAGGGGGCGCAGGGTTTCGCGTCGTCGGCCAAGGCGGTTTCGACGCGTCGCGTGCCATTGGCGACAAGATAAATCCGGCGCGGGCTATCGGCCGCGAGATGCTTGAAACCGTAGACCGCCTATCACCGGAACAGATGGCCGACGCGTTTCGCGTTATGAGCGACAATGGCTTGAACGTGCCGGAACAAGCGCGCGGTGCATTAAACGAGCTCGAGCGCGAGGTGGATCTGGCGGCCAACTCGCCATTTAAAGATAGCGACATGGACGCGCAGAACGAAAATGCGCAACGCGTCGCAGCCGAGACAATTAACCTAATCAATGAAGGGCAGCCGCGCATCGATCTACCACCGACGACGCGCGAAGTCGCCGAGCTCGATGTCCATCACTACGACAACCTCGATGGCGAGATCTATCGATTCGACCCGGCAGAGATCGAGGTCGATGCGAAGACGTTCCAATTTAAATCCGGCATCGATGAGCGCGGAATCGTTTCCGGGCACCGGCTCGAGAAAGAGACGCGTTGGGACCCGGCGCTCTCGGGCACGATCACCGTGTATGAATACGCAAATGGTCGGAGGTTCATCGCGGATGGGCACCAGCGGCTAGGCCTCGCGCAGCGGATATTGGAAAATGACCCGAGCCAGGAAATCAAAATTTATGGGCGCCTTATAAAAGAGACAGACGGCCACACACCTCAAGACGCGATGATCGATGCATCACTGGTCAACATTGCAAATACGCCATTAGGCGATGAGCGGATGATTATCGACGCGGCGAAGGTGATGCGGATCCGACCGGAAGCGTTAAAGGCGAAGCTCCCGCCGCGCTCGCAGTTCGTGCGGCGGATCTATGATCTGGTGGAGCTATCTGACGAATCCTTTCAATTGGTGGTCAATGAACTTGTGAGGACGGATTACGCCGCAATCGTCGGCCGCCTGGTGCGCGACAAAGATAAACACATGGCGCTGTTGCGCGTATTGAAAGACACCGACCCGTCGAACCTTACGCAAGCCGAGGCAATCGTGCGACAGGCTATGGACGCGGAGTTCACGGTCGCCACGCAAGACACTTTGTTCGGCGAGGAGATGCTGGTCGAGTCCTTGTTTAAGGAACGCGCAAAGGTTCTCGACGAGACGATCAAGATCCTCCGCAAAGATCGCGCCGTGTTCAATTCCCTGGTGCAGAACGAAAAGCGCATCGAAGCCGGTGGCAATACACTTTCAACAGATCAAAACGCAGCAAAGGCACAAACCGATGGCCAAGCGATCCAAACGCTCCAAATCACGGCGAACCGGAAAGGCCCCCTCTCCGACGCCCTCACCGAAGCAGCGAAACGCTTCAAAGAAACAGGCCGAGCCGCCCCAGCCGCTCGAGACTTCGCCGATGCTGTCCGAGGAGGAATTGAACGCGGCGATCTCGACGGCATTCCAGAACGCGGAGAGATCATCGATGTTGATGCTCCACCGCAAATTGATTCAATCGCAGCAAGCCATGTTGAAAGGTTAGACAGTTTCGCCGAGCCTGGCGGCAAGGGGTACGAGGCGCAATCGGACATGCTCGAGCGCGAGCTCGTTGAAAGCATTGCGGCGCGGCCGAGCGATGAGGATCTAATCGCGCGAGGCGAGATAGCGCCGGATTATCGCTACTACCTCGAGCCGACATCCGACAGCATCGATGTTCCGATTCAGGACATCGTGCCGATCCGCCGCCGACCGGATGGCGTCGCTAACGCAAAAGTCTTCATGGCCGAGGCCGCGCTCGGCGACAAGGCGAAGCGCGGGCCGTTATCGGTCAAAGACAACGGCGACGGCACTTACACCTTACTCGATGGCAACTCGACGTATGCCATAGCTGACGAGGCGGGTATGCCCGAGCTCCCGGCGCGCGTTCTAACGGACCAGGAGTTCGCGGCCGAGGTCGCGCAAAAGAACGCGCAAAAGATCCTGGAAATGGGTCCCGACGCGAAGAAAAAACGCCTGGTATTGGCGCAGGATCTAACCGAGGCCGAGCTCGAGAACCTTGCTAGTATACTACAGTCGCGCCAGGCCTACGCATCTATAGACGATATTATGACCCGCAACGAGGCATTTAACGTCGAGCTAAATGCAGCAGTGCAGAAAGCCGCTGGCGAGCACGAGGTCGATTATGTCGCGGGGCCAATAAAGGAACGGGATCGTGTCGAGGCTAAGATCAACGATAAATATGTCGGCGAACTAAATCGCATAGCGGATGTATCGCGGGCAACGATTACGGTCACAAGGCCCGACGAGGCCACGGCGTTTATCAAAGAGCTATCGAAGTCTTATCATGTTGTCGATGAGGGATTTCGCGGTATCTCAAGCTCGCGATATTTCGACAAAAAACTCATGGTTATCAATAAAGATGGCGTTATTGGCGAGGTCTTAATTATCGAGCGTGCGCTGTACGACGCGAAGCATGCACAAGGCGGCCATCAACTCTATGAAATTTCGCGCGGAGATCCAGATACGCCCGCCATCATTGCTGAATTACCGGATCCAGAAATGCGGGCGCGCCTAGCACCTTTAAGCGGCGACGAGCTTATACAAGCGGCAAATCGAGAAATGGTGCAGCTATATAATGCTGCGCGGAATCAAATGGGTTCGGAGTTCTCTGAAATCGCCGACAGTGTACTCGGCTCAATACCCGCAACCGCAAGCCGCGTTTCAAATTCAGAAGCGGTTAGCTCAGGTGTGCGCGTGTCAGACATGAGCTCGCGCGCAGACATTTCGGACCAGGCTTCCCGTGTATTGGACCAGGAAAACGCCTTGCCGTCCTCCCGCAGCACAGCGGGATATTTGCCCTCAAGTGAGAAGAATCTCATAGACGAAACCTCCACTATTAACTTGGCGCAAGCGCAGCAAATTGCAAGCGAAATTACCGACGCCGGGGAGCAAATGCTTATGGAAGGCGTCGAGGCAATCACAGGTGCGCAGCGCGCCCAGGCGGCCGTCGATGCGCCGATGACGGGCGGCGACGCGCCGATGGATATCGGGCTATTCGATACAGCGGCACGGGCGCAATCGGATCTCCTCGACATGATGATCCCGACCGGGCGCTTTCTCGAGGATGCGCAAGGCAAGCAGATACCGGAGATGCGCCGCGTCGAGGACGAGCTCCGCGAGATAGAGCAAGACGCATCGATGCTCAATAGATTAAAGGACTGCGCCTAATGAGCTTTGACGAATGCATCATTAACGGCCAGCGCGAGGGATCTATAACAGATGACCAGGCGCGCTATGCCCGCGATCTGTTTGAGCAGAACCGCGCCGACATGATCGAGGAGCTCGGCGAGCAAGGTGCCGCCGAGGCTGCCGCGCGCGAAACATTTGACCAATTGAAATATGAGGCGGCGCGCAAGAAACAGAACGCGTTACTTAGCATCAAAAAATTTAAAGAAACGAAAGAACGCCTCAAAAACACAACCGGCCTAGTCACTGGCGACGCGCAGCGGCCGGGCCTGGCGTTGCAGGCAATGGTCGCAATCGATGAGTCGATGCCGCGTTTCGGCGCGAACTTGCACTCGACTTATGAGGCAACCAGGCGCACCGCATTGTCGCGGTTCTCGGACGGGCTTCGCGCAAACCGGGAAACAATTACGGGGCGTGAAGGTCGCTCGGAGCAACTGGATCTTTTGAAAGAGGTATTCGGTGAAGATACCGGGCTCGCGTCGGCAAAGCTAATCGCGGAGCAATGGAAAGACACCGCTGAATATTTGCGGCTACGCGCGAACGCGGCGGGCATGGCCATCGCCAACCGCAAGAACTGGAACTTGCCACAGACGCACAACAGCACCCTGGTGCGCGAGGCGGGTGCGACCGAGTGGATCCGATTCCTGGACGATCAACTCGATCTCGAGAAGATGGTTAACGAGCGCACCGGCCGCGCGTTCACGAAACAGGAGCTCGAGCTCGCGCTCCGCGACGTACACGAGACGATTGCGCAGGACGGCCTAAACAAAATTAAGCCAGGGCAGACCGGGCAACCGGCCTCGCTTGCTAACCGGCGCATGGATCATCGATTCTTAGTATTCAAGGACGCCGATGCCTGGATGCGCTACCAAGAGCGGTTCGGCGATCCGGACGTTTTCAATACCATGATGTCGCACATCGACTCTATGTCGAAGGATATCGCGCTACTCGAAACATTTGGGCCGAATCCACGCCACACCATCGAGGCGCTCAAGATCGAGGCGCAGCGGATCGCGAACAATGACGGCCGCAAGGCGACCGCCGCATTGCAAGCGGACGCGTACCAGTTCGACACCATGCTCAAGCTGTTCACGGGGGAGGGCAACATTCCGGCGAGCGAGTGGCTTGCCAATACCGGCGGGACCTTGCGCAACACATTGCAAGCCTCGCTACTTGGTGGCGTGCCTATAATTGCGATACCTGGCGACTTGAATACGGCTCGGATCTCCGCGCAGATGGCGGGCATTCCAACGAACCGGATTATCCGACGCGCGTTCTCCCAGTTCATCGCGCCGCTCAGCGCGCAAGAAAAGACGCAGTTCGGGGTCAAGTTGGGCCTTGGCGCTGATAACTGGATGAACCTGGCACAAAGCCAGGCGCGTTTTTTCGGCGAGGTAAGCGGTCCCGAGATTTCGCAACAAATATCCGACAAGGTGCTGCGCGGCGTCGGCCTGTCCCATTGGACGCAAGCCGCCCGGCAGACGTTCGGCATCGAGTTCCTGGGCTGGCTCGGCGACCAGGCCGGACGCAAGTTCGACGATCTGCCGGACACGACACGCAACACGCTCGAGAAGTACGGCATCGGATCCGACCGCTGGGACATAATTCGCAACAGCAAGCTCGAGGACTACAAAGGCAACAAGTTCGTGCGCCCGTCCAACATCGAGGACCGCACGGATCTTAAGCCAGGGCTCGGCCGCGAGATCGCGACGCAAATCCTAACGATGATCGAGCAAGAAACGACGCAAGCGGTGCCGCAAGCGACGATACGGTCGCGCGCCTTTCTGCGCGGCGGTACAACAAAGGGAACGCTTGCCGGTGAGATCATCGAGGGCTTCGCGCAGTTCAAGAGCTTCCCGACGACGATTATCCAGAACAACTTGCAGCGATACATGACGCTCGAGGGCTGGGGGAACAAGGTCCAGTATGGCTTGGACTTCATGGTCACGATGGCCATCGCGGGCGGGCTCGGACTACAAGGCCGCGAGATGCTCAAGGGTCGAGATCCGATGGACATGAGCGATCCAAAATTCTGGGGCAAGGCAATCTTGACCGGCGGCGGCATGGGCATCATCGGCGACTTCCTGTTCTCGCAGCGGAACGAATACGGGCGCGGGTTAGGCGCGACGGTTGCCGGACCGCAAGTAGGCTTATTAAACGATTTTCTAAATCTAACGGTCGGCAACGCGTATCAGCTAAGTATGGGCGAGGAGACAAAATTCGGGCGTGAGTCGGTGAACTTTCTGCAACGATATTTCCCTGGGTCTAGTGCTTGGTATGGTCGCCTCGCGCTCGAGCGCCTGGTCTGGGACAATCTAAAAAAGATGGTAGACCCAAAAGCAGACGCATCGTTCCGGCGTTTTGAGCGTTCGCGGCGGCGGAAGTTCGACCAAAAGCATTGGTGGGCGCCTGGCGAGAACTTGCCGGAACGCGCGCCGGAATATCCAGGATGATTTTTATTTGACCGCGGTGTACAAATACCAAAGGAGACTATTGAACAATGGCTGACTACAGCATCACGGCAGTTGACCGCCGCGTCGTGTATTCCGGATCCGCCGGGACCGGCCCGTATGCGTTCACCTTCCCCGTTCTCGCGACTACAGACATCGCGGTCTATAAGGACAGCACCAAGCTCACCGAGGGCTCGGGCTCGACGCAATACACGGTTACGCTCAACGCGTCGAACGGCACCGGCTCCGTGACGCTTGGCGCGGCCGCAACCAGCGACAACACGATCACGATCACGGGCGCGCGCACCATCGAGCGCACCACGGACTTCGTGACGGCGGGTGATCTCCTCGCGTCGTCGCTAAACACCGAGCTCGATAGCCAGACGATCTTTGTGCAACAGGTCGCCGAGGACGCTGACCGCGCGATCAAGGCGCCCGTCACGGATCCGACGAGCATCGATATGACACTCCCAGCAAAAGCGGATCGCCTGGGTAAATTGCTGGGGTTCGATAGCAGCACCGGCAACCCCGAGGCGACGACCGGGCGCGTGAACTCTGTCAGCGTATCCACAAGCACGGTAGGCGTTGGTGGAAGCGCGACCGGATCCGCGACGTTCACCGATTCAACTGGCGCCCTGGCGTTTAGCCTGGGGATTCCTACTGGCGCGACGGGCAGTTCGGGCAGTAGCGGCGCAGCCGGAAGCGATGGGGCCGACGGCGTTGGCGGCTTGCTTTACACGTTCTCTACGACGACATCTGATGCCGATCCTGGCGCGGGCGTGATCCGGCTGAACAATGGAACTTTGGGCAGTGTCTCTCAAATATTTATCGATGACTCGACTGCCGCGTCAGGGAACCCCGATGTTAGCGCGTTCATTCTTACCTGGGATGATTCGACGCAAACGAGTGACCGTGGACAGGTGACAATCACCAAAAAGTCCGCACAACAAAATTTTGCGACGTACAAGATATCGGGCGCATCGACTGACGCCTCCGGGTATGTGAAGCTCGCGGTAACGCACGTTGTTAGCAACGGCAGCTTTAGCAACTCCGACGCCGTGCTTGTGTCGTTTACGCGAACGGGGAATGCTGGTTCGCTTGCTGATCCTATGACCACACGCGGCGACGTAATCATTCGCGACAGTTCTAACGCGACGGCGCGCCTCGCTGTCGGATCAGCAAACACTGTCCTCACCTCTGACGGGACAGACCCAAGCTACGCTCAGGTCGGCACGGCGATGATTGCGGACGATGCGGTGAGCCTCGCCAAGATGGCGAGCGGCACTGACGGCAATTTGATTACCTACGATGCAAGCGGCAATCCGGCGCACGTTGCGACCGGCAGCAGCGGTCAGGTATTGACCAGCAACGGCGCTGGCGCCGCGCCGACTTTCCAAGCGGCGGGTGGTGGGCTGAATCACCTAAGCACAACAACAGCTTCATCAAGCGCGTCGTTGGAGTTCACCAGCCTGATTACTTCAACTTACGACACTTACTTAATTGTGCTTGACCAGTTACTGCCAGCCACACATTCGGTGGGGCTACTCTTTAATTTCAGCGATGACAACGGATCGAGTTATTTGACGGCCTCCAACTACGCCTATGTTACAAAACACTGGTATCAAGGATCGAGCGGCGATGGAAATTCGGAAGGGTCAAGCCAAGCGCAGGTTGTGCTAATGAGTTCTGTAGCAACCAACCAAGGCCAAGGAGTGTCTGGTCCGATTTGGTTGTTCTCCCCAAAAGACACAAGCATTGAAACGACAATGCGATTTTCTCTCGCTGGTAGTGAAGCATCAAATAACCTCCACGCTGTCGATGGCATGGGAAAGTATCAGGCGAGCGCCGACCTTGATGCGTTCAAGCTGTATTTTTCATCAGGCGATATCGCATCGGGACAAGTCCGCGTTTACGGGCTGGCTAACAGTTAGGAGCATATGATGGCTAGATTTAAAACCGTCGCGACACCGGAAGGTCAATCGCAAGTCGAAATCACAGGCGATGAGCTTGCTGCGCTGGAAGCGGCAGAGGCAGAATTTGAGGCGGGGCGAGTTGGGCGCGCAATGGCTGCCATGCGTGGCGATCGCAATGCTAAACTATCAGAAACAGACTGGTGGTCGTTTGCCGATAGCCCAGCAATGACGGATGCGCAAACAACGTATCGTCAGGCATTGCGCGATCTGCCAGCCACAGCGCCTACGCCGCCGGTAGACGATATAGAGGCTATGAAAAGTTGGCCGGTCTGGCCGACAAAGCCGTGAATGTTTGCCGCATAACTGTGTTCGCCGTCACGGTTCTGTTATGCGCTTGCCAGACAGTCGCGGAGACAAAGACTGAGGCTGTAATTCCACCGCCACAGATAACACGCAACGCGATGTATCCGTGTTGGACAGGATTAGGTCTCATCAACGCGCTAATCGCGAGCGGCATGAAACCCGTTGCGCGAGGCTTAATGGAAATGAAGATCGATCCGAATCAACCTCTAGTCGAATATTGGGAGAGTGACGAAAACTTCGCTGTGGTCGCAATCTACCCCAGGCACAAATACGTGTGCGCCATTTTGGTCGGTGATGCGCTCGATGGAACTTGATGCACGCCTCCTGATAACGATGGGCGGGATGCTCGTCTCAGTCGTCAGCAGCTTCGTGGTTGTGAAGACGCGCCTGGGAGACCTTGAGTCGGATCTCAAGGAAGCAATCAAGAAGCTCGGGCAGTTAGACAATCGCCTCGACAAAAATGATACCGCCACAGAACTCACCGGCCAGCGTGTCGATGTCATCGCCGGGATGAACTCGGTCAAAGAACGCGACAAGTTAAGCCGTTCGTTCGAGCGGCTCGAGTGCGAGGTCGAGCACCTCCGCAAAGATGTAGACGCACATCGATCTGAATACCTCAAATCTCATAATGGGAAACATCCCCCTGTCGACAACGGACCCGCAACATGACCTGGCAATTCGAGAACTTTACACGCGGCGAGTTCGCATGCGCGTGCTGCGACAAGTCGGAAATGGATCTTGATTTCGTCGCGGCGCTACAGCGGATCCGCACAGAGTTCGGCAAGGCAATGCCGATTACCTCCGGGTATCGATGCGCGTTGCACAATAGCAACGTGAGCTCGACCGGGTTGCGCGGCCCGCATGTCACCGGAAAGGCGGCGGATATCGCCGTGATGGGTGAGGACGCCCATAGGCTCCTGCGCATTGCCCTGGCGGATCCGGCTATCACGGGCGTCGGGATCGCGCAGCGCGGGGCACCAGCCTCGAGGTTTCTGCATCTCGACGCCCTCGAGCCTGGAAACTATCCACGCCCTACCGTTTGGAGTTACTGATATGATTGGTGCCCTGCTCCCTGTCCTTGGCCCGCTGGTCGGCGATGTCGTCAAGCGGATCCTTCCCGAGGACAAAGACAAACGCATGGAGATCGAGCGCGAGCTCAACATGGCGCTCATGCAGAACAGCGCGGCGATAGAGCAAGCGGCCGCGAGCGTTATCAAGGCGGAAGCCGAAAGCGAACACAAGATCACAGCGACCTGGCGGCCGATCCTGATGCTCACGATCACGGCAATCGTCGGATGGAACTATCTCGCGGCGCCCTTGGTCGAGCTCGCCGTGCGCATGTTCGCGGGCGACCAGGTGCCGCTGTCGATCCCGCTGCCGGAAGAATTGTGGAACCTGTTAATGATCGGCGTCGGCGGTTACGTCTGTGGCCGTTCGGCTGAAAAGGTTGCGAAGAATTTCAAAAAATGATTCGCGTCGCCGTCATATTGGCAACCGCCGCGCTTTGCTCTGGATGCATTCACATGGCAATCCTTGGAGCGGTGACGAACGCCGCGCAAACCTACCAGATATACGAGCTCGACAAGAAGCTCGATGACGCCGCCCGGTAAAAATTCTGATGGCAACATGGCGGCCAGGCGACGCGTCGGTGCGCGTTGCGAAGCCATTGCAACCGAGTATTTTATTTCACGCGGGTATTTTGTTTTCCACCCCTGGTTCGGGGTCGGCCCGATTGATCTGATCTGTGTGAAAGCAACGCCGCCCGAGATACTGTTGCTCGATATAAAGGCCGACAATGCACGCGTCCAAAAAGGGCGAAACTATGCGACGCGGATCTCGCGCGTTTTGACCGCGCACCAGCGGCGCCTCGGCGTGCGGCTTTGTTACGTCAACCCAAAGACGCGCGAGGTGCACCTGGTAGTTCATCGGGGAGCTCGACGCCCCGCGATCCCGGACGATCTGTGAGAATGCCCTCGCGGCGCATGTTCCGGACAGTTTCGTAGACCGTGTTACGGTGCACGCCCAGGTGCCTGGCAAGATCCGTTTGAGTCGGGTTGTACCCGTTGGCCGCAACGAACTCGCTAATCGCGTCCAGGTATTCGCGCTGTCGTTTCGTGATCTTCATTCGATGATCTCCTTCACGCTGAGCGACTTCGACCGGCTTGGCTCGGTTCGATACGCGGCCTTGGCCTTGTAGTTACGCGCCGAGGTCATGCCCCACTTAACGGTCGCAACGGCGCGGCCATCCTCGTAGGCGACTGCGTGTTCATGGTTTCCCATCACATCCATGATCTCGCCTTGTAGCTTTTTAATCAGTTCCGTCACGGCTTCCTTCGCGCGCTGCGCGTCGATCAACTCAAGCACCTTGTCGCTAACGTCTTCGTCGAAATCGATCACTTGCTCGGGCTCGCTGCGCGCGTACATCGTCGCGGCATCGTTGGCGCTAAAAGCTGGATACCAGTCCAGGACACCCTCGCGCCGAAACGTCTCGACGCGTGACTCGAACTCGATGGCGTCGGCCTCGATCTTGGCAATGGTCGCGGGATCCGGCGCGTATAGGAAGCACCGCAACTCTGTGCCTCGATACAGTACGAAAATCGCCGCCCACTTATACCCGGTGCACATCATAAGGCCATGGACTTGGATCGGGCCCCTGGTAAGCGCGGGCTCGTTCTCGGGATAGTGGCTCGTGTTCTTAGCCTCGAGGACGCCCGTTCCCTCCAGCGTAATCTCGTCCTGTCCGATGACATAGATGCCCGCGTCGGGATCCGTCGTAAACGTGAGCCCTGCTCCGTCCGCTTGGCCGTCGAGCGATCCTTGCAATGGTATCGTGTCATGGATCACCGGCTCGGTGATCTCGAGCTCCGGATCGCGGAGCCCCAGACGTCGGCAGCCTTCCGCCAGGATCATGCCCTCGGTCATATTGCCCCACGCGGCGGCCTCGCTTGGCACGGTATCGTCGCGCTTGTAATTGTCACCGGCTTCGATGGCGCTGGTCACGCTTCGCAGCACATCGCTCGGCGTCTCATACTGGCTCATGCCCATAAGGGCCGGGAGCCTCGAGCAAGATAGCATCAGGTCGCTGGTGATCTTGCCGATGTACTTTTTTTGCGCGGCGCTCATGTTGCGAATACCACAAAGTACACATAGAACATAAACATGACGCTGAAGAAGCCGACGAACTCGCCGACCAGGATAAAAAAGTCTCTCATTGTCTCTGCCTCCTGTAGTCACTTTGTCAGGAAGCATCGGGATATATAGGGAGAACCAAGTGACTACAGAGACCACAAGCCATTGTAATCGTTCAATTGAACGGGTCCGGCCCGGACCTCCAGCCCTACAAAATATCCCAACGCTTCCAATTACTTAAAAAAACGTAGTCAATCCACCTGATTTTCTGTAGTCACTTTTAGTTTTTCAAGCCCCTCTTTTGCAAGGCGTTTTGCCTCGGCGGCGGCCGTATAAACTTCCGCTTGCTCTGGTTTTTTCCAGCCGAATACTGCCATTATTTGCTTACTACTTGCGCCCGCGTCAGCAATATATGTTGCCGCGCGCTTGCGGATCCCGTGCGGCGTGAGGCCCTCGCCGAGCCCCGCCGCTTTCACCTGGTCAACGAACCAGCTAGAAATCGTTTTGGCATTGTACGGTCGCCCGCTCGAGTGCGAGATCCAGGTCATGCCGATGACTTTCTGCGTCGCGTTGTATGCCTCGAGCGCCTGGCGCAACGGCTCGAGCATTGGAATGCGCGTGACCTTCGGATTGGTCTCGCCTTCCTTGTCAACCTTCTCGGCGTTCTTCACCTCGACGAACGTGATCGTGTCATCCTCGAGCATCGCCGGTCCGAGGCGACAGGCATCCGAGACGCGCGTGCCGGTGTACAAGAACACGATCATCGCGAGGTGTTGCTTTGTGCCTAGCGGATAGTAATCGAGGAACCTTTCGACCTCGGCCTTTGTCCAGGTGCGGTGGCCCTTGGTGCCATCGGCTTTTTTCTTTAGTGCAAGTTTCTCGACCTCGAGCACCGGATTGCTATCGACAATTTCCTCGCGCTTGGCCCAGTTAAACACGGCCTTGAGATCCTTCAGTCGCTGGTTCGCCGCAGCGGGCGCGTCTTCCTTCTCGTCGCGGATCCGCCGCACACCGACGCGATCCAGCATATCGATTGGCAAGTGCCCAAAGCGCGGGAGATATTGGTCAAAGCGATTCTTCTTTTGAGTCTTGGTTTTGTCTCCGAGGCGCTTCCAATCGTCGCCCTTGCGATATTCGCAGATCAACCACTCGAGCGACCTGGGCGCGATCTGCCGCTGCATGCCGAGCTCGAGCTCGTGTTTCTGCTGCGCCGCGTAATACTGTTGCATGAACTCGGGAGACCCTGGCGGCCGCGCCGTGATCTCGATCCCCTTTAGCGTGCGCTTGCGGCGGTAGTAGATCTTTAAATCGCCGCGCGCGTCCGGGTATGTGTTCAAGTATTTAAGTTTAATTTTCATTTAAGCCTCATGCCACGGGTTGCCGGTAGCTTCTCCGCGTTTCGGTAAGCGGTCGAACGCACCGTCGAGCTCGTGACGATCCCAAACGACACGGCCCCTACTTGCCTGGCGAGGCTCCGGCATCCGACGTTCGGCGACCATTTGGTCGAACGTCGATGCCGATATGCCGAGGTAGCTGGCCGCATCTTCGCGGCGCAATCCTCGTGGCCAGGTGTGCAAGGGACGGTTCTTGGTCATCGTCACATAATAGATTTTACTGGGTCATTTGACTCGTGTAATTTTTACCAAAATGTTGGCAAAATTTTCCAACTCGCTGGCAAAAATTTCCAACCATCACTTGCTTCTTTTGTAACCAATTTCATCGTCGTAATCGCCCATGTCGATGCGCTCGCTAATCGTGCGGTGTCCACTGTCGTAAAGCGCGCCGCGCGTTTCCTGCTCAGTGGTCTCAATCGCAGTGCGTACCATGTCGTCGATCATTACGACTTGACGGCACCACATCACAATATCTGGGGTTAAATCTCTACAAAGAGTGCGCGCATAGATTTGCTCGACAAACAACTCCGTGATGTCGAATCTGGAATTACATCCGCGCATTAAAAGTTTTAGCTCGACTCCGCGATTGACAATTGATTGAATACTTTTGCGGCTACACCTGAAATTTTTTGGCAACGCCACCTCTAGCTCGCTGATGGTGAAAGATTGCCGCTCGGTGATCGTATAGTCGCCAATCGCCCTAATAACTGTCATGGCTTTTGAGTTCATATTGTGCCAACGCGCAATTGTAGGGCCGCAATCATCTGGTACATTTTGCATCACCATCAGCGCCTTTGCCGACGTTGACATAAGTTGAAACCGATTTCGCCAACAATAGACATCAACATTTCTGATAAATCGGCGGCCCGCTTGCTCCCAAATTTTGCGCGACCTTTGAAAACGAGACGCCGCCTTGATCGCTTGGCCCAGTAATGTCTCACTTGCCTTCGCCATTATCTTCACTCCCTCCTGTTAATTCGTCATACCGCTTCTCGGTATTGCGCACGCTGGTCGGTTGCCATTTGAACCCGCCGTGTGATGTCTGGATACCCAGGTTGCCGAGCGCCTCGGCGATCTCGCGGTAGCTACTGGCGCCCGCCTTGCGCGCCTTCTTGATCTTGGGGCCGACCTCGAGCGCGTGCTCGTCGGCCGCTGTCATGCGCTTCCGGTTCGCGGCTGCCGCCCCGGCTTGCGGGTTCGGGGATCCGAGCACCTTGCCCTTGGACTTTGCGACGCCAAGACCCTCCTTGGTGCGCTCCGAGATCCGCGCGCCCTCGAACTCGGCGATGGTTGCCATCACGTTGAGGATCAGGCGATTGGTGCTTGGGTTGCCCATGTCGGGCACGTCGCAAAAAATAATGCGCACGCCGGACCTTAAGATATCGTGCAAGATACCGACGCTCCGCGTCATGCGGTCGATCTTGGCGACGATCACTGTCGCGTCGTGCTTGAGCGCGTAGGCTATCGCCTTGTTGAGCACCGGCCGCTTGCGCATGGTCTTCTTGCCGGACTCAACCTCGACAAATTCCTCGAGCAATACCCAATCGCCCCCATTGAGGTGCCGGTTGATTGCCTCGCGCTGCGCCTCGATGCCGTAACCGTCGGCGCCCTGGGCGTCGGTCGAGACGCGCAGATAAGGCACATACTTCCCTGTGTGTATGGACATATCCATCCTCCGTTAAGCCGCGACTCTGTCGAACAGCGGCAAGCCGATCAGATCCATCCGCGCGTCTTTTGTTTTTGTGACCGGGAACTCGATCACGTTATTGGTCGGCGCGGGCTTATAATTACCTGTCGCAACGTATGCGTTCCGCAAGGTCCGGTAGATCGCCCGCCACTTCCGACCGTGGCCGGATCCGACTGGTCCATAGCTCCGGCCGTCAATGGTCAACCGTCCAGCCGTATAATCGATGGCGTGCGCTATTTCGTGGCACAGTAACGCGGCCATCGGTGCCAGCTTGTCGTCGGGATCACCAACCAGGTCGCCGATCTCCGGATCTTTGGCAATGCTGGCGTACTCGCACCAGACCGCGTGCCCGTGCCAGGCCTTGTTCAGCCGCGCCAGCATCCGGTCCCTTTTGACG